AAAACTCCAATGGAACACACACACACACCTTTTTGTTATCTTAGGTTTAATTTTTTTTGATTTAGAGATAATTAATTTTTCTCTCCATCATGTATAAAATGAATTTAAATATGCAAACTCTTTTTGGTCCTCTCGACAAGTCTTACTGCGATTATTTCTATTATTTAGAAATAACATTCTTTGTCGTATTTTTATTTATGACTGGTGTAGCAGTTAAAACCGTAATCACGAAAAAAAAATGTGATCCCTTGCATTTATTCTTAGTTGTGTTACAGCCACTCATGATGTATTTTGTAAACCGTCTTTATTACTCCATGTGTGTAGGGTCACTTAAATAAATTTTTAATAAAGTCATTACATATATGGAAGCAATAAAAAATATTATCGAAACTATTATAGATAATATTATAGATAATATTATAGATAATAAATTACCGAAACCTATTTGTAAAAATTGCGAAGAAAACGAAACCAAAGATATGAAAACTAAATATTGTGATTGGTGCGGGTATAACATTTATTTAAACGCAAAAAGGAGTTAGACAATAGATTTTAAATTAAAATATATGGAAGATTTTGACTATATATTTTATACATCATTTTACCCAGATTTGAATGATATGTCACGTGATGAAGCGCATAGGCATTTTTTAACATGTGGTAAAAAGGAAAAAAGAGTTTGTAATAAAAGGATGTTGCAAGAATTTCAAGATGAAATTAAACTCAAGATTACAGAGGAGTATGAAAATTTGGATATTGAGAAAATATCTCTCCAGGGGGAGAAAATGTTTAATGTTTTGATTAGGACAAGCAATCGTCCAGAAAGTTTTATGCGTTGTATTGAGAGTGTGTTATATCAGAAATATACAAACTACAAGATTTATGTTTGCCATGATAAAATAGAATCATTGGATTATTTGGATACATTTAATGATAAAATAGAGTATTTCCCTGTTTTTACAAAGAGCAACGAAAAATACAAGTTTAATCTTTATTGCAATCATTTGTTAGAAAAGGTTGATGATGGGTATGTGATATTTTTGGACGATGATGATATGTTTTGCCATGATCAAGTATTCAATATTTTAAACTATTGTATGGATGATGAATCACTACTAATATGGAAGTTTTTTAGACCAGATAAACTTATTTTCCCTGCATCGATGAAACACATAAATTTAGGGGAAGTTGATACTACTAGTTTTTGTTCAAATATTAAAAACTATGAGAATTGTAAATGGGGAGATAAAAAAAATGGTGATTTTTGTTTTATAAATCAAGTAATTGAGAAAAACATGCCAAAAATAAAATTATTAGATAAAATATTAACAAAAACACAATTTGTTGACAAAATTGGTAACTTGGGAAATTAAAATTCTTGAATAATAATATTATTTTAATATATTATTTTAATATATTATATTAAATGGATGACACTGATGAAAACTTTGACTGGGAATTTTATATAAATAAGTATAATCTAATGGAAAAAAATATTAGAAGTAAAGAAGATGCTTTGCAACATTGGGAAGATATAGGAAAGGTTAATAATTTCATATATAGATATATTAAAGATAACATAACCTATTATCCTGTAAATTTTAAAGAAACATATGATTTTCTACCCAACCAGTCTTATGTAATATGTAATAATATTACTATTAAAAATAAGAAAAATTATTTTAAAAATGATTATGATTTATTTATTGTAAATGGCAATAGAACAAAAGATATATTGATTTCAATTTGTACTGATATGAACGTTTCAAATATATCACTGAAAGACATCATAAATAGTTCTACTATTCATGGAGTGATCAATAATATATCAACCAAACATGAACATACATTAACATATATTGTTAAATTATATTATTTATTGGGTGAATGTAAAATAAACTATGATTTTTTTGGATTAAATACCTTTTATGAAACATATATCAACAATATAATATATAGTCAAAACAGTGAACGAACATTCAATCATATTATTATGATTATGTGTTATTCTTATTATCTAGGTTTCAATAAATTACCCATCAAAAATATATCAGAGGTCGTTAATAAAAATATTTATCATAAAAAAAAAGTATTAATCATAAGCAAATTACTGAAAAAAACCGGAGGAGTACAAAAAACATCTATGCAATTAATGGAAATTTTAGATCATAAATTTAATGTAAATATACTAGCAGTAGTTATTAAAAACGAAGAATTTAAGTTTGCAAGAGACTATTTATGGCAAGATGTACCTAATTATTTTATTGTAAAAAAAAAGAGAATGGATGATATCATAGATTATATCAATAATAGTGATTTCGAATATATTATAGTTAATAAATTAAATGAAGTATTTAAATTTACAGATAAAATAAATAAAAAAATACAGGTTATTTGTCATAATCCGAAGGACCCATTTAATGAAATTATATTGGATAACCAACAATATATTGATACATGTTTTGTACTAACAAACTATCATAAAAATCTATTGCGATATAATAATTTTACAAAGCCATTAAAAATATATCATAATTACGCGTTTAAACCCGAACAAATGAAAAATAAACCCAAAAAAAGAACTGAATTTACAAATAATATTTGTTTTATTGGAAGACTAGCCAAAGAAAAAAATATTGATTTATTAATAGATGGTTTCAATTATTTTAATAAAATAAAAGAAGATGCAAAACTATATATTATTGGGGATGGTATTCAATATACCAGTAATAACACAAACATTATTTTTACAGGGAGATTAAATTTCAAAGAAATATGTGATTATTTGAGAATGTGCGATTATACTGTTTCTTCTTCATACATAGAGGGAAAACCATTCAGTGCAATAGAAGGAATGAGTATGGGGGTTCCTTGTATTCATAGTAATATTGTAGGTATCGATGACATTATCGTGGAAAATCAAACCGGATTTTTATTTAACTTCGAAGGTTATGATGATATTAAATTTGAGTTTAATTTTAATTTTTTTGATAAAATAAAAGCCAATGATTCAATCAATAAAATAAATCTGGTAAATACACTTGTTTCGGCATATGATATAGATATGAATCAATGGAATAAAATGTCCGAACATTGCTATAATTTCAGTAATAAATATTTTACACAGCAATATGCTATTACGAACAATTTGAAAAGTATTGAACATACAGAACTCCCGTGTAAAAATAAAAAATATAAAATTTTTATTAATTTTAAACCCGATAATTCTATTCCATATGGGGGTGGGAATATCTCTGTTTTTTATATAGTAAGTGAGTTCACTAAAAGATTTTCAGATTTTGATGTAACATATTCATTAGAGGAAGGTATAGATATCTATTTATTGATTGATGTTAATAAAGATAGAAAATTTAAAAAATTTGGTATAGAGCCTATTGTTGAACATAGAAATACAGTGAATAAATCTGCGAAAATTATAGCAAGAATTAATGACTGTGATATTACTCGCAATGTGACAAATATAACATCACGAGAAATGAAAATTAAAAAATTTCATAATGAAATTAATTGTTATATTTACAATAGTCATTTTATCAAAGACTATTATTTAAATAAATTTGAAGACCTCCGGCAAAAAAATCATTGTGTTATTGTAAACGGATGTGATCAGAAATTATTTATATTAAAAGAAAAGGAGATAAAAAATACTGTTAAAATAGTTACACACCACTGGTCACCTAATTTGAACAAAGGATATGAAACTTATTTTAATTTGTGGAAACACTGTAAACAGACAACTGAGTTAGAATTTGTATTTATAGGTAAACATGTACCTGACATGTTTAAAGATGTAAATATAATTGGACCATATGCGAAGGAAGAGTTGGTAAATGCATTAAATGATTGTCATGTCTATATTACAGATTCAAGATATGATTCATGTCCTAATCATGTGCTTGAAGCAATATCATGTGGTCTGCCAATTTTATATTCTAATGTTGACGGAGGTGCAAGGGAATTGTGTCAAATGAGTGATTTACCGATAGGGGAAATGTATAGTAATTTTAATGATTTATTAGTAAAATTGGAAAAAATAAGAAATAATTACGGTACGTATGTTAATAACATCAAAACATCAAAACATATTTTTAAGACCGATAACTGTGTGAGATCTTATTATAATTATATTCTTAAAAATTGTGTGGAAGATACATATTGTAATTTCTCAAAAATAAAAAAACAATGTGTTAAAATATTTAATAAAGAAGAAGGAAATAAAATTATTATGGATGATAGAGTCACAAGTCTAACTATAGGATGGAATATATTTTTAGTCAATAATATTCATACTTTTAAGGTGGAAAAACCCATACATAATATTTCATTCGATAATTTTCCATTAGAAAACAAAGTTGAAAATAATGATAAATTAAATATACTCATTTGTGCAGATCAAAATTATTTTTATGGTGTATGTGCGGTATTACAATCTATTATATCAAATACATTGAGTATTGATAAATTCCATTTTAATTTTATTTTAGACATACATAATTGTGATAATTTTACAAATATGTTAAATATATTAGAAAGTAAAAATAATGTAGTATTGAGTAAACTTGTTACCTATATAGATATTAATATTCTTGATGATACTATTTTAAAATCGACATGCTTTAATGGCGGAGGACATCTTTTAAATATTGGAAACTTTTCACGACTTCTGATTGGAGAGATATTTGATTATGAAAAATTAATATATTTGGATTCAGATTCTCTTGTACAATATGATTTATTTAATAAATGTGGAAATCTTACAGTTGATTTACCTATTTATGCTCCAACAGCAAATAAACACTCATCTGAAAGGAGTAAAAATTTTGTTATAAGACAAAAAAATATTATTACATGTGATTATGATTGGAAAAAAATTATTGGTAGTGATATTGATGGGGAAGATTATGCTCATATGGGTGCTCCATTTATTGCTAATTGTACATTATGGAAAGATGTATATAAAAAAATAATTGATATTTTGAAAATACATAACAAAACCGAGGGTGGAATATTTAAATTGTTTACAATGAGTTTGCAAAATATTGTGTTTTATGGTAGGACGGGGGACTTAAATAATATTTTACGATGTTTGCAGGATTTAGGTTCAAATCGTCGACATTGGGATTTAAATGATTTAATAAGCCATGATGTTTTGGATTGGTCTGGTATGTATAAACCTTGGTATAAGAATGGGTTACATAAAGAGATATGGGAAAAGTATAATATTTTAGATATACGAAAAGATGTAGATATATTAACAAAGAAGAAAACCGTAGAAAATAATATGATACAGAATAGTATTCGATCTATAAATAGGTATAAAATTGTAGATGATTATTTTGAATTTAAAGATATAGGAGATGCTGAAGATTATATAAATAATATTAATAAAGTGTCTAACAGTAATCAATGTTATACTGTGTTATTTGCATGTGATGTTAAATATCTTATTCATAAAATGTCAAGGGTTAGATTCTGGGCTATAGAAGAGTTAGGGAAGAGAGAAGATGTGCATTTAGAATTATTAGGACCTGGATTTCAACATTTTGATACCAAAAAAACATTGCAAGAAAATATTATGGATCAACATACATATTATGACATGGTTATTTGGTATAAACCGATGGATGAAAATTATAATTTTTGTTATGATACGAAATTACCGTATAAAACAATGTTAAGATACAATGAAATGTGGGATTTTGAATTTACATCAGATGAAATAGAAAGAACCAATACAGATTTTATTATTTGTCATCATGAAAATGATTATATGAAATATGCATTGCATTATAAAGATGATCTATCTAAGACTTTTTATTATAACCCACATCATGCAAATTCAGAAATATTTAAACCGCTTCATATTGAAAAAGAGTACGACATAATGATTTCAGGTGTATGTAAACAAAAACATTACCCATTAAAATATAAATTATTACAAATTCTAAATAAGTATAAAAATACAGAATTAAAAGACTATAAAATCTATATACATAGTCATCCAGGTTATAGACATAACGATAGTTTTAAAAGTTTAAATCAACAAAAATACAATGAAATTGTAAATAAAAGTATTTTATGTTTGGCGTGTACATCACGTCATAATTACAGATTGGGTAAATATGTGGAAATACCAATGTCTGGTTCAATAGTTGTTGGAGATATTCCTTTCGAAGATAAAAAAAATTTTAATGAATTTGTTATTGAAGTTAATATGGAAGATGGTGATTTAGATATTATTAATAAACTTAAACGAACTTTAAAAGATAAAAAGGGAATGGATGATAAAATACAGAAAGGGATTGAATGGTCGAAAAATCACACAACTGTAGAATATGTGAAAAGAATTATCGATATAATTGATGTAAATAGGGAAGCGAAAAAGATTTATATTATTGGAGATGAAATAAAACAATCACATCCGGAGTTTAAGGGTAAAAAGTGGATTTGTGATCTACTAAAAGAAGAACTTATTGAATTGTTTCCGGAAAGGACTACATTAAACGCTAAAGAAGCAGATGTAATATGGTATTTAGCCCCGTGGAATAAACGACATATCCCAAGAGGATTTTCTGTTAAGGATTGGTTTGATTTTTTAAAAACAAAAAAGGTTGTTATGACACAGCATCATGTAGATGAAGACAAATTAGATCAATTGATAAAACAATTTGAATTTATGAAAGAGTATGGTACAAAATTTCATGCTATATGTGATAAAACGAAAAAGAAAATGGGAAAGTATTTTGACAATTATGATATCATCGACTATAAATTATGGGTAAATGCGAATAATTTTCATCAAATAGATAAAAAAGAAATAAATTTAGTTATGGAAAAATATAGTATTAATAAATCTGCCATGTTAGTTGGCAGTTTTCAAAAAGATACAGAAGGTAAGTCCAACTTGCCAAAATTATCAAAGGGTCCGGATTTGTTTGTAAAAATAGTAGAAGATATGCATAAAAAGGATAATAACGTGGAAGTTGTTTTAACAGGACTAAGAAGAGATTATATTATTAACGAACTTGATAGATT